CCTATGATGAACTTAAGACTCGTCTAAGTTATGTTCTTGGTAACAAGAAAGTCACTCAAGATGTAGAGACTATTGATGAAGATAATGATAGAGGTGAAGCAGAACAGTTAGTAACTGCTGCTGTTACATCAACACCTACTCCGTCTAGCACGGATGACGATGATGAAGCACTTTCGTATTTTGCGAAACTCGCTGCTGAATAACACAAGAAAGGGGTTCTAACGAACCCCTTTTTTTATGGCATTGTAATATTAGTATTTTCCGTTCTTATTAATTCATCATTTACAAATTGAGACGATCTACCATATACCATTATATCCCTAAAGTCATTTAAGAAATCTTGTAGATATTCTCTCTTAAGCAAATAAATGCTTCTTTTTTCATTATTTAAACGTGTTTCATATACATAATTTGCAATTCCTGTTCTAGTATCAGCAGTAGAAGGAGTTACATAGGATCCTGTTTCTCCATCTATACTATTCCAGTATGTTACTGTAAAATCAGATTGAACAACTTTACCTTCTGGTAAAATTATATGTCCTCTACTATCTTTAATTTCTTTTGTTTCATAATGATGAGTTTCGGATAGTCCTCCTTCAGAACCATATTTATTAAGTGCAAACTCATATAATTCCTGATCATCTAAAGGCCAATCATTTCTAATATGAATTATATTGGCAGTTGTTAAAACAACCCAATCCAATTCATCACTACCATAGTAGTCTTCTGCTACATTTTCTGGACGAAATCCTATAGGTATTTCATACTTATCAAACATAGTGAAAACATTTTGTAAATCATCTCTTAGTTTTGTTCTACGAAATAAATTTTTTACTTCAACATAATCCAAAGAAGAATTTTTGGATTTTAAGAATGATTGATATAATATGTTTGGTAATTCTTTAAAGTATGCCATTAGTATCCTACCGTATTGTCTCTATCAGAACCACTATCATCAAGATAATCAATATCATAGATTGGTTCAAGTTCTTTGAAGGTTAAATCCATAATCATAGCAATTGGTTCTTTATTTTCATATGTTGCATATACTCCTTCAGCAGTATAATTAACTGCTATATCAGTTAAGAAGCATTGCTTAAATTTATGAAGGAATGGATGATTTCTTCTTCCTGATTTATACCTTAATTCAAATACACTAGGTGTATCTAGGAATAATGAAGTACCAACATTAGTTGTAGTGGTTACTTTAGGTGCCATATTCATTTTAAAGGTTCTTATAATTAGTCTTATTTGTTCTGCTTCATCTCTACTTCTTGGCATCATTTTAAATGAGAACCTAAAGTTTCTTAGAGTAGGACCGTTGAATAACAACTCCATATTTGGATTGAATATTTGTCCACTTTCTCTTGCTAATAGTTGATTAACTGTTACGTTACCACCAAATGAACTAACAATACTTGTTGCTAATTTTTTATTAATAAAATTTTTAGCAAAAGGACCAACACCAGAAGCTTCTAATGCACCCATTACTCTGTCTGAACCTACAGCAGATGCTTTCCCCATTCTACTTTTATATTTCTCTTTATCTTCCGCAGATAATTCACTACCAAGTATACCACCCAGTTCTTCCATTCCATCTGCAACGGCACCAACAGCAGTACCTACTATGGTATTCATTTTAGAATCACCATAAGATGTTGAGTTACCATCTTGGATATTTGCTGGTATTTGTAGTAGAACAGTTCCCTTATTAACTAGTGAATGATTAGATAATCCACCAGGAACATTTGATTTGCGTTTAGTTCTTCTACTACCAGGTATGGTTGAATAACCTGCTCGTTCATCTTCATTATTTTGTTTTAGTGGTATATATTTTCCAATATCAATTTGTAGATAATCTGTAGAATCTGTCATTGCTTCTAAAGGATATCTTAATATACCACCTCTTGTATAGAATGGTTTTTTAATATTAAATATTGGTGAAGATGTAGGTATCTTATTTTTTGTCTTATTAGAAGAATCTGTATTATCTGGTATTTCACCAGTTTCATTATATATCTTAAGCAGATCCTGAAATTCTTTTTTTTCTGCTTTATTTAATTCATCAAACCTATCACCACTTCCATCCTTTCTTAAATTTGGATTCTCCTTTACTACTTTAGTATTTTGAAGTTTATCCTGCCCAGCTTGCCAATTCGGACCTTTGCCCCAACCCATACCTGTAACGTTTCCTTCCTTATCATATCTGTATCTTAAGGACATATTTATATCGACCTATTTCGTTAATTATTAGTTATTTAGACGGATTTTTCCATAAGGTATTCCACGTAAGGATTCTATCTCATTTGAAGTAACTGTATGTAGGTTTCCAACTACTTCTTGCCATGTATATTGTCTTACATTTCCCCAATGAAAATTCAATCCTTTAAACCCCCAATTATAAACATCCGTGACTGCAACCAATGGAAATTCATCATATTGAATACCAGGTGTTTTTGGTTGATAAACAAAAGTATAATAGTTTCCTGCCTCAGGAACTCCTTCTGTTTCAGATAGTGCTTCTAGTATTTCTAACATTAAATCATCAGGACTTTCAACTCCAATTAAGTTATCTGATATTTCTGCGATTCTATCCATTACTTAATACCTAGTTCGTTCTCTGTTAACACTTTAAATTCTAATTTACGATCTTTACAATATTCTGTTGCTGCTTCCCATTTTGCTTGATTCTTTGCATACTCACATACTTCACGAATGTATGATTTAGTTTTTATTTTTTGTACTTTTGGTTCTATACATTGTTTCTTTGGTTTAATCTCAATTACATATTTTTTAACCTGTCCAGTATTTTCTCGTACCTTAATATAGAAGTCTGGAAAGTATCTATGAGCACGATTATCTATGGGAGACAAATAAGGAATAAAGAATTCTTCACTTCCCCATTCTAAAATATTTTGATTACTATCACAATATTTCATAAACTTTAGTTCCCATAAAGAACGATATATTATGTTGGTATAATCTCCTTTATACTTCTTAGGAACGCTTGGTCTGAATTTTCCTTTATAAGCCATCTAAATAGAAATAATATAAGACTCGTAAGGTATTTAGAGTGGCAAAGGGTATAGTACAAAGAATCACGATGGATGATGTCAAGGAGAAACTTGGCAAACTGTCGTTGACGAATCAGTATCAGGTTAATTTCTCATCTTTGAATAAAACTATAACTGATTATCTTCAATCATTGGGAATTGATAATGCTAGAAATTTCTTATCTAGAAATCTGGGTATACTATGTTCTGATGCATCATTACCTGCGAGTGCATTTGCAACTGGTGAAGTAAAGGATAATTTTATGGGTATTCCTCAAGAATTTGCTCATACTAGATTATATACTGATATTGATTTTACCTTCTATGTTGATGAAGATTATACATCATTGAATATCTTTGAGGGATGGATGGATTATATTTCTGATGGTGCAAGCATAGATCCAGAAACTAAGAATTTTTATAGAAGATTTAAATATCCTGATGATTATAAAGTCAATACTATGACTATTACTAAGTTTGAAAAGAATATTAAAAGAACTTTGATGTATGAATTTAAGAATGCTTTTCCTAAATCAATTACATCTTTACCTGTTACTTATGGAACAGCAGATCTTTTAAAAGTAACAGTTAACTTTAACTATGATAGATATGTTGTAACAAGAAGTGGTAGTACACAACCAGAATATGGTATATTACCACTTACAAATTGATAGTTAGAATTACCCCTATAAATAAATTTACTGAAGTGTGAAAACATTATGCCATTACCAAAGATTAATACTCCAACTTATGAGTTAACATTACCTTCTACAGGAAAAAAGATTAAATATCGTCCATTTCTTGTTAGAGAAGAAAAAATCCTCATTATGGCGTTGGAGACTGAAGATACTGAACAGATAACAAATGCTGTTGTTGACATAATAAATGGATGTATTCTTACAAAAGGAGTTGATGTTAGTAAACTCGCTACTTTTGATATTGAATACTTATTCTTAAATGTTCGTTCAAAGTCAGTTGGTGAAAGTGTTGAGGTTAATGTAATTTGTCCTGATGATAATAAAACATCAGTACAGGTTGAAATTGATATTGATTCTATTAAAATTCAAAAAACTAAAGGACATAAAAATATTATTAAACTTGATGATCAATACTCTATGAAACTTAAGTATCCATCACTTAATGAATTTATAGATTCTAATTTTGAATCTAGTCAGGAAAGTGATGTAGATAAATCATTGAATATGATTACTTCATGTATTGAAATGATTTATGATAAAGAGGAGAGTTGGGATGCTTCTGATTCAACTAAGCAAGAGTTAGAAGAATTTATAGAACAATTAAATAGTAAACAATTTAAAACTATTGAAAAATTCTTTGAGACAATGCCTAAACTTTCTCATAAACTTAAGGTAACAAATCCAACCACTGAGGTGGAATCTGAAGTAGTGTTGGAGGGATTGGCAAGTTTTTTCACCTAAGTATGGCTCATACCAATCTTGAGTCATACTATAAAGTAAATTTTGCCTTGGTTCAGCACCATAAATACTCTTTAACAGAGATTGAAAATATGATTCCTTGGGAAAGGGAAGTTTATGTTACTTTATTACAACAGTACATAGAAGAAGAAAATCTAAAACAAGAACAACGTGGCACTAATTAATAGTCTAACGACTAAACCAAAATTAAATATAAGTAATATCAAATCTCCTTTTGGTAGTGGTGCGACTATACCAAAAATTTCTGCTGGACCACTTGCAAAGGCATTAGGACAAGGGATATCTAAACCTAAAAAGAGTCCACTTAATATTAATACTTTCCAAATTAAGACAAATATACAAAATATAGATGAGAACATAGCTTTGCGAAAACGCATTGATATGTTATCTGGAGCCGTATTCAATATAAATCAACAGTTATCAGAAGTTAATGCAGTAATGCAAGATATTGGTGGTGCTTTAGCATTAGATTTTGCCAATAGAATTGCTAATCAACAACAAGATAATAAAGCATTAAAGGCACAGGCAAGTGCTAATAAAAGATTGAGTGCTGAAAGTGCATTAGAAGGAAGTAAAAAAATAGGAAAAAGTATATCATCTGGATTGGGTAATGTAGCAAAAGCAGCAACAGGAGTTTCCTTTAGTAGTATGATGGATGCTGGTAAACTTCTTGCTTTAGGTATTGCACTTAATGCATTATGGCCGAAGATGGAAAAGATATTTGAGTGGACAATGAACAACCTTCATAAGATATTAATAGTTGGAGGTGCAATTGCTACACTTAATATATTAGGTAGTTTGGGAATGCTTTGGAAACTAGTAAAACTTATGGGAAAGGGGAAATTTGCTCTTCTTCTAGCTTCCTTATGGATACAAGATCAATTGCTTACTAAACCTGCGAGTAAGTATAGTGAGAATCTAAGAAAAGAAGCAGCTGCTGCTGGATTTACTAAAGATAAGTATGAGAATCCTGCAAACGCATATCTTCAACATTTAAGAGATACTAATCAAACAGACAAATTAATGGATCTTTCAAGTATGAAAATGCATGATGGTGGACTTGTAACTGGTCCTACTCAAGAAGTTCCTGCAATACTTGAACGTGGAGAAGTAGTTATTCCTAAAGAATTGGTAGGAGCAGCACCTAAAGTTAATTTCATGGAAATGGATTTACCTATTATTAGGAAACAACCCAGTGTAGGTAAAAAACAAGTTTCACTACCAAAAACTACTGAAGTTGCATATATTCCTTCGACTAATCCTTTGAATTCTTATATGATTACAACACCAGAATTACATGGAATTTGTGCTTAAGATTATGACAGCACTAAAAGAAGCAAAAAAACTTAAAATAACAGTAACTAACATTAAAAGTGTTCTTTTAAGGAAAAATAAGAGATTAGCTAATTTGAAAAAAATAAATACGAGAGATACTCGAAAGTTGTTTTCTTTATCAAAAGCAAGAGATGCTGAAAACAAATTAGAAAGGAAAAAAGTATCTAATAAAGCAATGGAACCAGTGAGAAAAGTATCCTCTACATTAAAATTTGATAAAGTGATAGATTCTGCAAAATTACTTGTAGGTGGAGTTGTAATAAATGCTATTTTTGACAATATTGATGGGATAACAGAAACTGTTCAAAGTTGGAATGATAAAGTATCTAAATTTCTTGATAATAATCAAGGTAAAATGGATAAAGTTGAAAAGGGTTTAGATGGAATGGATTTAAGTGGTTTTGAAAAATTAACTAATACTATGAATAGTAGTGATACTAGTGATACATCTGATGATACATCTGATGATACATCTGATGATGCAGATCCACCTATATTAGGTGGTTTTACTAAAGAGAGGGATAAGCGACTTCTTGGTATTCCAACTTTTCATGATGGTGGAATTGTAACTGGCAATAAAAACAATAAAAATGTTAGTTCTACTAGTAGAGTTAAACCTTTAGTAAAAGATAAAAATCTTAGTACTTTATTATCTAATAGTACTATTGGTAATGATACTACTGTTATTGTTATGAATCAACCAATAGAGGTATAAAATAAATGGCAGCAAGTGCAGCAAGAGCATCAATATATGAAAAGATGTTCATTCAAAAAGAACCTGGTAGAGGTGCAGATATAAAAGGAAAAACTACAAGTTTTGATTACTATGAAAGTGTATATTCTCCTGAAGTATCTGGTACTCTGACATTTTTTGATGCTGGTTCATCTATTGCTGCACCAAAAGAACAAGATAAGCAGCAAAGAAGAGGAAGTATTAAATCTTCATTACCTCTTACTGGATATGAAAAATTAATTGTAAAAATAGCATCTAAATCTGGTACTTTAGATTTGACAAAAAATCCACTTATAGTAAATGGTGTACCAACTGTTGCACAAGAAGCAAATCGACAAACTGTTTTTCTTCCACTTAAATCTGGTTCTACATATGAAAATTTAGATATTAAAAATGATTGTAAGAAGTACGAAGGTCCTACAATTAGTGCTACTGTTAAAGCAATTTTAAAAGATTTAAATATATCAGAATCGAGAGCAGATATAGAGGATACTCAGAATAATTATAAATTTATTTCTGCTGCAACTGGTGGATTAGATTTAATAAATGATTTATGTAGAAGATCTATTCCTACCAATGGTGGAGATCCTGGATTTTTCTTTTATGAAACACAGGATGGTGTTAACTTTAAATCTATTGATACTTTAATATCTCAAGATGAAGTTGAAACTTATACTTATAATGGTGCTTTAAAAGCAAATTTAGATAATGATGAAAATGACTTTAGAATTGTATTACCACCAAATGTTATTAAGGATCAAGATATTGAAGATGCATTAAAGTGGACTAATTCTCGTAATGTATTTTTTAATCCACATACTCTTGAAGTAGAAGATAGTATATATTCTATTAAAACAAATCCACCCAAACAAACTTTAGGTAAAAGAGTTCCTTACACTAATAAATTAAAACCTAAATCATATAGTACCACTAACTATCATGTTTTAGATATTGGTAGTTTAAATCCTACTGATATTAATCCAAATAATGATCCAAGAGCATGGCAAGCAAAGTCTCCTATGAGATATAATCTTCTTCATTCTCAGTTAATGGAAATACAAGTCCCATGTAATTTAAAATTAAGAGCAGGGAATGTAATTAGATGTGAAATTGAAAGGCAAGGTGATTTAAATGAATTAGGTGCATTGGATGAACAACAAAGTGGTAAATACTTAATATTACATTTGTGTCATCATTTTGATACTAATAGATCATATACTTCTATGACTCTTGCTCGTGATACTTACGGACTATACGTTAATAACAAATAGATATGGCATTAAAGAAGACATTTTTTGGTAAAGATATATCTTTTTGGATTGGAAAGATAGTAAATTTTGATGCTCAGAAGGCTCAACTTTCTGGTGCAGGTGGAGAAGAATATTGGGGATGGAGATATAAGGTTCGTATTATAGGAGAATATTCTGAGAATGATGATGTTCCAGATGTAGATGTTCATACTGCAGTTGCATTAATTCCAACAACTGGTGGAACAGGTGCTGCAGGTAGATTTGCAACTATAAGATTATCTCCTGGTGATATGGTTCTTGGTGCTTTTTTAGCACCCAATAAAGGGTTTCCAGTTATTTTATCTGCTTTTGGTAGAAATCAAAAGATAAGTGAAATTGAGGGTAAATTTGCCATAGAGAGTGGATTTGATGCAACTATAGATCCAACTGGTATAACAGGTACACAAGAATTTAGTGGTAATGGTCAAGTAGATACTCCTACATTGGGAGGTCCATCTAAAGGACCTGGTAATGACGAAAGAAAATCTCCAGATGATAGTTTAGAAGAACAAGGTATAAGTACTGAGAAGGAACCAGTTGATGGTGCAATACCAGAACCAAAAACACCATTGACAAAAGTAGGTGAAGAATTTGTTAATAGTGATACTCCTTCAAGAACTATAAATGATATACGAAGATTGTCTGCTGAGAAGAGAAGGAAAGCAGAAGAAAAGGATTATTATACTGATAAGAATGGTATTACAAGAGTAAGACCAGATTCGCCTATAATGGAAGAATTAAAGGCAGAACGTAATATTAATAAATCAAGATTTGTCTATAGTAAAGTTGATAGAGATTTAAATATAAGTAATTCAAAAGAGGTTGCATTAGGAACTTCTGATGGTGCTGATGAATCTGAAGTAAAAGAAGTTCAATATAAGATTGGAAGAGAATGTCAAAGATATGATAACCAAGAATATAATGCAGATAAAGGTAAATGGGAAGATCCCTTAGGAGAGGGAAATCCATTAGGACTAGGAAATCCCTTAATAGATCCAAAAATCAAAGAACAGGAAAGATTGGATAAAATATTAGCTGCAGAAGAAGCTGCATGGGAAGATGCAATGAATGCAACTAAAGAAGAACTTGATGAAGCATTTACTATGTATTAATACCTCTAATAAATAAAGTACGGATAGAAATAACATGACTTCAAGTTATAGAACAAGTATTCAAGATGACGGCCAAGAGAGGTTGTATAGAGATGTTGAGGGTGGAGAAACAACATTATTGATGGGTTTTACTACTGAAAATGGTGATGGAAATGGTATTGCTGCTCCACCAGACAAATTATCGGAGTTTCAAATTAAAGCATATACTAATCTTATAGAGATTAATCCTAAAGGGTGGGAAAAACAAATCAAAAGTCTTACAGATAATTATTCTACGGAATTGGGAGGTGTAAATGCATATACTAATACGGACATAAATGATTTTGATAGTGAAAAGTTAGATTTATATTTTAATAATAAAAACTTTTTTGAACAGGCAATTGGAGAATCTGAGGCAGAGACAGATGCAAAGATAAAATGGTTGAATAAGACTAAGAATAGTCCAGCAGCTAAATCAGGTGCATTTACTGATAATGAAAGATGGGAACAATATAAAAATAACAATCCTAATTGGAATAAGAACGGTAATGGTAATGGTAATGGTGATGGTAAAGGTGATGGTGTATCAAGTGATAGTGATACTACAGGTACAAAAGTTATTAAGGCAAATCCTTGTAAAAACAATTTCTTTAGTGATGTAGAAACAACTTTAGATAATTTTATAAATTTAATATCTAGAGCTCAAAATATTGATATTGCTGGAGAAATTAAAGGAGTAACCAAATTAATTAGTGGTAAAGCAAAGAAATTTGTTGGGCAAATGTCAAATGCACTTTCTGATGGATTAACTTCGTGGGTGAGTAATGGATTAGATATGGGTGCATCGAAAATATTTAATGCAATTCCTAAATTTAATAAAGCATTGAAAGCAGTTGTTGGATGGCAGAAAGGTTTGATAGGACCGATTAAGAAAATATTTGATGCAGTTGGTTGTCTAGCAAATAAAGTTACAAATGCATTAAAAGATACTATCACTGATATGCTAACTGGTATGGCAAAGAATGTATTGAATGGTGTTGCTTGTGCTGCTCAATCATTTGTAGGTGCAATAACTAATAAGATAACTTCGATGATTGATGGGTTTGTTTCTCCTTTTACAGGTCCATTAAGTAAACTAATGGGTGGTGCGATGAAAATTAAAGGTTTACTTAGTAAGGGAGTTAATATAATGAAGAAGATTGGTAATTTCTTTAATTGCTCAGATTCTAAATCAGATTGTCCTGCTACTGATAATTATGTTATTGATGGAACCTCTGAAAAACCAAAAGGAACTAATGAGCAACAAGGTTTTATGAAAGGTGCCTTTAGATCTGCAAATAAGGCTTTTGACAAAATAGAGAAAGATGGTTTAATTGATACATTAATTCCAGGTGAAGGTGGACCTATTTCTGGAATTACAAAGGAAGTAAATAAATTTGAAGAAAAGTATGGTAAATGGGAAGTGTTTGGTTCTAAGGTTGGTGATGCTGATACTAATCTCGATGCCGAATGTTATGCTGGAAATATATTTAAATGTGGTGCACCTAAAATATCATTATTTGGTGGAAATGGTGTAGGTGGTGCAGGAAAGGTTCTTCTTGGTAAATTTATAGATAAAATCGATCCAGAAGATTTGTATGGTGATATTAGAAGAACTGGAAGTATTATTGGTGTTAAGTTGGATGATCCAGGTGAAGGATATACTGAAGCACCATATGTTTCATTTACTGATAGTTGTAATCAAGGAAAAGGTGCTTTTGGTAAGGCGATTATTGATAAAAATATAAATTCTCCTACTTATGGACAAATTACTGATATTATTATCACTAGTGAAGGTGAAAATTATCCAGTTGACTCTCCTGCAGAAGTAGGTGAAGTTTATATTGATAAAATTATAGTTGAAGATCCTGGTGTTGGTTATGATTCTGCTTATATTGATAATGATGAATGTTTAGAACTTAATATTAAAGATGGTAGAATTGATAGTGTTGATATTAAGTGCCAAAAACCTTATACCTATATACCTAAGTTAATAATTAAAAATCCTGGTGTAGGTGCTATTCTTCGTCCTGTTATGAGTACTCAACCTAGAATAGTTCAACAAGAACTTATTCAATCTATTGATTGTGTTGGTGATTTCCCTAATCCTGGAGATTCATAATGGCACAAGAGAATCGTATAATAGAGGGATTAAATCAGCAATTTCTCATAGAATCTGGTACAGATGCTGTAGGTGCTGCTGGAAAAACAGCGTATATTCTACGCTCAGTTACAAAAGATGGTGTAAAATATAATCAAAGTCTTCATGAGGGTAGTGGTTTATCACGTCAATATGCAGATAAAACACTACAGGTAGAGTGTGGTTCTAAGGGAGCATCTGAAGGAAAGGCAAAGGATGCCTATGCATTAACAGTTCATAATGGTGATGCTAATATTGTTGCTTCTAAAGGTGCTGTTTTAATTAAAGGTACTCAAATTACACTTGATGCTGATGATATTGTTATTCAGGGTGGTAAAGTTCGTATTGGATATGAAGAACCAGGTGCAACTGATGAAGTTGTAATTTTTGGTGATAAGGTTCATGTAACTACTAAAGGTGGTAATATTGGTGATTTACTTAGAACAAGTAATATGTTCACAGCATTTTCTGGTAGTTTTGTAACCAATACTCTTGCTGGAAAATTAGCAGCAGGATATGCATCAGGTGGTATTGGTGGTTTTAGTCTTGGTTCTATTGCCAAAACTGCTGCTACTGCATATGGTGGTCCTGTGGCAGGTATAGCTGCTGAAACTGCAGTTAATAGTTTAACAGGTTAAGAAATAATATGACACAGAATTACGGTAATCAAAACGCACATGATGGTGATTCCATATTTGAAAATGTTTTTATCTATGGAAAACTTCACTATGATTTTGATGGAGACACTGGAATATTTAAAGATCTACAGGTTGATACTCTAAAGGTTCTTAAGAACTCAGAGTTTATTGGTGTTGCTACATTTAGAGATGATGTCTTTATTGAAGGAAAATTAGATACTGAATTTGCATTAGTTAGACAAAGACTAGATGTTGGTATTGCAGGAACTGTATTATCTGCTGATGCAAATAGTATTGGTAGGGTTGGTATAGCTAATACTTTTCCTATTCATAGATTCCAAGTTGGAGGACCTAATACTAGTGGTACTCCTATTCCTGGATTTCCTCTTGAAACTGAAGACAAAGCTTTTATAGTATCAAGTGATGGTACTGTTGGAATAGGAACTACAGATCCTCTCAATTTCCCAAGTTATAGTGCTAGTCATGGAGCACTAAAAATGGTTGCTGCTGGTAGTATAAAAATTGATAGAAACATTTATGACTCTGCTGATTCTGTTGGTTTTAATGGATATTATTTAAAGAGGGATGGTGAAGGTATAAGATGGGCAGAAGCATCTCCGATTGCGATGGAGGGAATATATGTTCAGGATGAAGGTAATTATCTTCCAACTGTTGGAACTGCTCAAACATTTTCTACTATTAATTTTGTACAAACTAATAGTCTTGGAATAGGTACTGATACAGTAGTTGCTATACCTGATCCAGATAATCCTACTGATATTGCTAGAATACAGACTAGTGATTTGTGGGGATATACTACTGCTGGTGATATTAATAGTCCAATCTATAGGATGAGTAAGGTTGGTATTAAAAATGCCCTTCCTGATAAAGAACTAGATGTAAGTGGAGAAGTTCATGTTACAGGTAATGTTGATTTTGATGCTGATTTAAATGTTGATGGTAATCAACAACTTGATGGGACTTTGAATGTAGATGGTGCTACAACACTTAATAATACACTAGATGTGGATCTTGCCACAAGACTTAGAGATATTTTACAAGTTGATGGTGCTACCGAACTTAACGATACATTAGATGTAGATGGTAAGGCAACATTTAATGATATTACAGAGGCTACAAGTACTACAAGTGCATCTGTTCAGATTGATGGTGGTGTAGGTATTGTTAAAAAATTATTTGTTGGTGATGATACTAAGATTGAGTCGGTTACACAATCTACTAATACAGCAAGTGGTGCACTTGTTGTAGGTGGTGGTGCTGGTATTGGACTAAACCTTCATGTTGGTGGTTTAGGTAGGATAAACAGTAATACAACATCTAATAGTACAACAAGTGGTGCTTTAGTAGTTACTGGTGGTACTGGTATTGGAGAAAATTTATGGGTAGGTGGATATGCAAGAGTTGCTTCTACTCAAGGATCTACTGATAAAGATACTGGTTCTCTTGTAGTTGAAGGTGGTGTTGGTATTGAAGAAAATTTAAATATTGGTGGTAATACTCCCTCAACTGATAAAGATACTGGTGCTCTTGTTATAGAAGAAGGTGGACTTGGTGTTGAGGAAAATGTAAATATTGGCGGTGAGATAAAGGTAGATTCAGATACAGATTCTACAAATTGTGTTACAGGTGCTGCTGTTGTTACAGGTGGTGTTGGTATTGGTGGAAGTGTTAATATTTGTGGTGATGCAACCGTTCATGGAATTACTCAATCAAATGATAAAGATACTGGTGCTCTTGTAGTTGAAGGTGGTACTGGTATTGAAAAGAATTTAAATGTTGGTGAAAATGCAAGAATTATTGGTACTTTAGAGTTAGAAAACTCTATTATTGATAAGTTAAACGATGCTGGTTATGATATTACTCGTGCAAAAAATGATTATAGATTATCTGCTATAGGTGCTGGTGTATCATGGAGACCTTCTGGTGTAGATACTGAAAATGCTATTTGGGTTACTGTAGATGGTGATGATGCTAATACTGGATTCTTAGAAGGTGATGCAAAAAGAACTGTTGGTGCTGCAGCATCTATAGCAAAAGAAGGAGATACTATTATTATTCGTTCTGGTAGTTATACTGAAAATAATCCAATTGGATTAAGAACTGATGTTTCTGTATCTGGTGAAGATTTAAGACTTGTAACTATTATCCCTGAGAATAGAACTAAGGATGTCTTCCATGTTAGAAGAGGATGTTTAATACAGAATATTAATTTCTCTGGTCCTCCTGATGATGGTAAAGGTGGAGTTTCTTATGCTCATACTGGTGCAGGTGCAGTTGCTTTCCCACCACCTGCAGGTGCTGAAAGTGCAGTGACTGGTTACTTAGAACCAGGACCAGCAAATGAAGGTGCTACTGGTAGGTGGAAGTCTCCATATATTAGAAACTGTACTAATTTTATGAGTAATAGTATTGGTATGAAAATTGATGGTGATAATGCTAATGCTGATTTTACAGGAACTAATAATTTAGGACAAGATTTGAAATCTATGGTTTGTGATGCATTTACTCAATATAATGAAGCAGGTATTGGAGTATCAATTACAAATAATGCATATGCTCAGTTAGTTTCTATTTTTACTATTGCTTCTGATATTGGAATATCATGTAGTAAAGGTGGACAATGTGATTTAACAAACTCTAACTCATCTTTTGGTAATTATGGGTTATTTGCTGATGGTGTAGGTGATACAGAATTTACTGGAACAGTATTTAAATCGGCAATTGCTGATAGTGATGCTTTTGAATTAACTAATGTTCAAGATTCTTTGAGTAGATTTAGAAAACCATTTGATGGACAAGGTTTATTTTTTAAGATTAATCTAGCAAATTATAATGATACTACTGCAACAGGAACTTTAACTCAACCTTTACAATTAATTAGAGGTATTAGAGTTGTTAATGGTGGTAATCCAGGAGATTATTTTGCATCCGCACCACCAGTTATTACTGTTCCAAATCCATTAGGACCAGAAGCTATTCAAGCAGAATTTTCTGCTAATGTGAGTTCTGCTGGAACAATTACATCTGTTGATGTTGTTGCTAGTGGTAGAAATTTCTTGCCAAATCAATCATTTACTGTTAATATTTCTGGAACAGGAAATGCTGTACTTGAAGCAGATACAGATCCTATTTTATATACTGTAAATGTTGCTACTGAACCAACAACTGTTGGACTAACAACAGTAACATTTGATCAGTTTATTCCTTATGAAGTTCCTTCTGGAGTAGATATTGAACTTGTAAGATTAAGTAGAATTATCACCAGTTCTCATTCATTTGAATATATTGGTGCTGGTACGGATATAAATAAAGCGAACCCCTTCCAAGGTGGAGAACCTAAACCTGAAAATGAAGTAGTTGCAATAAATGGAGGTCAATGTCCATTTACAAGTACGGATCAAAAAGGTAACTTTAGAATTGGTGATGGTTTAACAGTTGATCAAACAACTTCAACTATTCGGGGAAGAGACTTTAACAGAGCAATTCAAGCACAATTAACACCATTAATCCTAGCGTTGAGATAATATGGCAATAGCACCAGTAAATAAGTTTATATCAGTAATGGTTCCTGTGGCACCAGGATTACAGAAATTGTATGAGGTTCCTACAGGAACTTCTGCGTTGGTATTGTATTCTCAAGTAGCAAATGTTGGTGCTGCAACTACATACCCAACAGTTACTTTTTTTCAGAGAAGAGAGTCTAGAAGTACAGGACTTACAAGGGATATAAGAGTTATAAAGGATGTAGAGATTCCACCTAATGATGGTGTAATCTTGGTTGATGGTAGAATGGTATTAGAAAAAACACCATTGATTGTTGATAGAATATATGTGCAAGGAACTCAAAGTGGTTTAAGTACAATTACAGATGTTGATTATTGTGAACCATTGGGTATTGCTACAATAACAACAATAGGTAATCATGGTTTTTCTGCTAATGATCAAATTACTTTAGGTGGAATAGTATTTGAGTGTACAAATAATAATTCAGGTATTACAACAACAATATTTCCAGATCCACAAGCATCTTATACAGTAGATGTGGTAAATGATAGTAAACAATTTACAACTATTGTTGGTAGTTCAAATGGTATAATTCATACTTATCAACCTGCAATTCATGAATTTGTAAAAGCTAATAAAAATTCTATTCACCAACAAACTACTGGTACTAAGTTTACTCCTAGTTTTGCTACTTATGAACCATCAACTGGATCATTAGTTTTAACTATGAATAATCATGGTATGACTGCTAGTGCATCATCACATACTCCAAATGGTGCAGAATATGATGCTGTTTCTGGTATATTAACAGTAACTACTGCAGCAGCTCATGGGTTTTCAAGTGGAGATTTAATTAGGTTTGATGATAACGCATTAACATTCAGTTGTACAATGGGTTCTGGTAATAAAACTTATCCTCGTTCAACAGATCCTGCTAGTGGTACTTTTAAACCAATTACAGTAAATAGTGGAACAGAATTTGAAATGAATGTTGGTACATCACCAATTGTTAATTTTACACCTACTGATGGCGAATATAATGGTGCTGTTGGTATTATGACTCTTACTATTGGTAGTCATAGTTTACCTGGTCCTACAACACATAGTCCAACTAATGCTGTTTATAACCCTACAACAGGTGTTATGACAATTACTCTTGCTAACCATAATTTTATTGATGGAGATTTAATTAAAATTGATGATGATGCTATAGGTTTTACATGTACTCATGGTGCTGGAACTAAGTACTATCCTAGATCAACTGACCCAATTTCTGAGAGATGGATTCCTATCACATATATTGATGCTAATAGTTTTAGTATTCAGGTTTTGGATTCTGCTCCTTCTACTAATACTACTACTCATACGTTTGTATCATGGAATGCAAATACTTTAAGTAGAGCAACTACAGCAATTAAGATAGCAACAGAATCTATTAAATTTACTTGTGCACAAGATACACATGCATCTATAAAATCTTATCCAAGAGCAAGTGGTTGTACTGGACCTAATTGTGTTGGTGGAGCTGATCCTTATTACAATAAACCTGTTCCTATTGTGGAAGCAAGTGACACAACAATTGCTTTAAATGTTGGTAGAACTACTTCTGGTGGTATTCATACATTTTCATCAGCAGATCCTAATGCAATTATAAGTGGTGGTGCTTATGAGCATACTTATGTTAGTGCTCAACCTAATTCTATGAAGAGATCGACTGAGGCTATTGGTATTGATACTGGATCCATATACTTCACATGCAGTCAAGATGGATTTGCGACAGAACATGCATATCCTCGTGTAACAGATCCTATAGTTGGTATTATGACTAATTTTATAGAGGCAACTACCAATACAGTTACCGTTAATGTTGGACCATCAACTTCAGGTGGACTTGCTGCTCCACTTCAAATGGAATTTCTTGCAAGTATTCTAGAGAATAGTAATGCCTAAGTATATAAGTGGTAGAGTAAAAAGAACTCCGCAAAATAAATTAACGGATGATAGATACACATACCTTGGATTAGAGCAGGCTGAACCAAATCTTGGTGATCCTACTCTTTCATTACCTTCTGTTCCTGTGGGGCAGCAGTATGAGATGGTTTCTTTTGTAGATCATCCAGGAGAAAGATATTGGGTTGTAAAGAGTGGTGGTATAATACCTGGTTCTATTAGTTTATATGATGAAGGAATTCTTGTAGGAACTGCTGACAGCATTACTCAAGTTGATTTTAGGGGAAATGCGATAAATGTAGTTGCTGATCCTTATGTTGATGGTGTATCTTCAGGTGTTGCTGGAACTGTTACTGTTAGACCTCCTGGCGACAATGGAAGTGTATTATTTAAAGAGTCAAATGATTTTGCAACATCAACAGATTTAGTTTTTAATAATACAGTTGGTATTTTAACTGTAGGAAATGGATTAGATGTAGGTATTGGTGGAACATTTTTAACTGTAGTATCTGAGACAGGTTACGTTGGTTTAGGAACTACAGTACCAACTCAAGAATTGCATCTCCTTGGTGATATTAGATTAGAAGGAACCATTTATGATTTCAATAATGATGCTGGTAATCCAAGTAATTTATTAAGTAAGGGAGCAGATGGTGTTGAATGGATTAGTTCTTCTTCTGCTGTAACTGGTGCTGGTGGTACAATATATCAAGTTCAATATCATAATACTGGTGGACTTGTAGATGGTGCAGAAAAACTTGTTTATACTGCAAATAACGATAGAGTAGGTATTGGTAGTACTCAACCTACTACCTTATTAGATGTTTTAGGTCCGTCAATATTCACTGATGGTGTTACTATTGATAGATTATATGTTACTGGTATATCTACATTCCTTAATGTTATTAATGCTAATGGTGGTGTAACAGCATCAACTGCAAGAATTTCTGATTTAACTCAGGGTAGAGTTGTTTATGCTGGTCCTTCTGGTGAATTGGTAGATAGTTCTGATTTAACATTTGACGGTTCTCTTGTTAGTACTGGTGTAAATGTTTCTGGAATTATTACCACTGTAAATTTAAATGTAACTGGTATAGCTACTGCAGGAAATGTAAAAATATCAGGAAATACTGTACAGACATCAACTGGAGGATTAACTTTAGATTCTACTTCAGGTACAGTAACTGTTGCTGATATATTAGCTGTATCTGATACAACATACTCAGACGATAAAGATAGTGGTGCAGTTGTTATTGAGGGTGGTGTTGGTATTGAAAAGAATCTCAATGTTGGTGAGAATTTTAAATCTGTTGGAGTTACAACATTAGCATCTGCAGGTGGCATTACTACTACAGGTGGTGATTTATATGTTGGTGCTGATTTATATGTTAATGATAGTATTAATACTGCAAATGGAGTTTTCCAAAGACTCCTTATAACAGGTATTGCAACATTTAAAGATGATGTAGAATTTCATGGTAATACAGGTGTTACATCTGTTTTCTTTGATAAAGATGAAGATTCATTAAAGATATTAACTGGAAGTAAATTAGTAGTTGGTACAGATAATTTAGCAGGTTCTAACCATGTAGATATTTACAATAGTGGTGGTTCTAGTTACATAAGTGGTATTGGAACTTTTGATTTAAAAATCAATAGTGAAACTGTACGAATTGGTGGAAATAGTGGTAAGAGTAGTTTTGTAGGTATTGAGAGTGGATCTTCAATATTATTTTTTAATGATGCTAATAAATTACAAACTTCTGGAATCGGTATTACAGTAACAGGAGTTACTAGTACAACTAGTGCATATGTCACGAGTGCTCTTACTGTTAATGGAGATACTCGATTAAATGGAAGTAGTATTTACTTGGGTAGTGATGATTTAGATAATGTTTATTTTGAAGGTGAAGTAAATTCAAGTATTGTACCAAATACAACTACTACTTTTAATTTGGGTTCAGATTTAAAAAGATGGAATACTGTTTATGCTAGAAATCTTGAAGGATTAACTAATGTTGATATTGAAAATCTATATGTAACTGGCATTGCGACATTTAAAAATGATGTGCAGCTTCATGGTGATGCTGGTGTTACTTCTGTTAGATGGGATAAGAGTCAAAATTCATTAGAATTTATTGATGGTGCATATGCAACATGGGGTACTGGCAGAGATTTACAGATATATCATGATAAGAGTCTTGCTGATCAAACTGATTCTAATGGAGATTCTATTGTTGATGGTAGAACCTCAATAATTAAGGAGAATGGATCAGGTGGAATAGTATTTAAGTCAAATGGTGGTGATGGACCAGGAGCATATCAATTCTTTGATCAACTATGGCAACCCATGTTAAAAATGCATGGTGGTACTAATGCAAGAACACTTCTTTATGCTCAGGGTATTCCACGAGTAGAAACATCTGGAGTTGGTGTTACTTTCTATGGTAATGCTGGTATCAATTCAATGACTGTATCTGGCATTGCTACTTTTTATGGACCTGTTCATGATAAGGATGGACAAGTGGGTGCTGCTGGTTCTTTATTACAATCAACTGGTTCTGGTGTAGATTGGGTTAATGCTACAGGTTTATCTGTAGATAAGGCAGAGCAGGTTAGAATATCACAAAAGAGTAATGATGATACATATTATCTAACATTTGTCAATAACAATGCTGATGCATCTTTTGAGGGAATTTGTGTAGATGATACTACTTTAACTTGGAATCCAAGTACTGATTTACTTACTATTCCGAATATAAAACCTACAAGTATAAAGGATACAAGTGGTGGATCAGGAACTGGTCAGCAAGTTATAACAGCAGATGGTTCTGGTGGATGGACTTGGGAAAATAATGAGAGTGGTGGTATCGGTACGGTATTTGTTAAACAATTTACTAATGCATCTAGTTCATCAATAGCACCTTTTATTCCTGTTCCTGTAGAGAGAGTTTGTACTTCTTATATCACTGTAGATCAGACTACATCAGGTATTGCTACTATTGGTATTGCAGAAACTAGTAATGCTTATGGAAATAAGTATGTTCAGGATGATGATCCTACTTCTGTTGCAGGTGGTAGTTTAACTGTTTGTGATGGTGATATATGGTATGATACTTCAACATCCTAGATAAATAGACAAAAGATATAAACTATGGCATTAAAGGTAAGAAAAGATGGTGAATGGGTAACTATTGCCGATACAGGCATTAAGGGAGAAAAGGGCCAAAAAGGTGAAAAGGGTGAAAAGGGTTCTAAAGGTGAGAAAGGACAGAAGGGCGAAAAAGGACAAAAAGGTGAAAAGGGAACTGAAGGATTTAAGGGTGAGAAAGGACAGAAGGGGCAAGAAGGTGATAAAGGAGAAAAGGGTGAGAAAGGTACTAAAGGGGAAGCTGGAGAAGTAGCAGAAAAAGGACAGAAAGGAGAGAAAGGGCAGAAAGGAGAAAAAGGTATTAAAGGAGAGAAGGGAGAACAGGCTGAAAAAGGAGATAAAGGTGAAAAGGGACAGAAGGGTATTAAAGGTGACTTTAAAGGACAGAAAGGTGCTAAAGGTGATGTAGAAGAACAGGGTAATAAGGGGCAGAAAGGAACAGAAGGTGATAAAGGGCAGAAAGGTGAAAAGGGTGCTGTAGAGGATAAAGGTAATAAAGGTGATAAGGGACAGAAGGGTGTTAAAGGTGACTTTAAAGGACAGAAAGGAGAAAAGGGTGATGTAGAAGCACAGGGTAATAAGGGTGATAAGGGACAAAAGGGAGAATTAAATGATAATAAAGGAAGTAAAGGGCAGAAAGGTGCTAAAGGTGAAGTAGAGGCAGAAGGTAATAAAGGACAAAAAGGAGAAGAGGGTGATAAAGGACAGAAAGGACAAAAAGGTGCTATAGATGAGAAGGGTAATAAAGGTGATAAAGGACAGAAAGGTATTACTGAATTTAAAGGACAAAAAGGACAAAAAGGTGCTAAAGGTGATGTAGAACAAAAAGGTGCTAAAGGTGAACCCTCTGATGAAAAGGGGCAAAAAGGTGATAAGGGTGCTGTAGAGGATAAGGGTAATAAAGGTGATAAAGGTGATAAAGGACAGAAAGGTGACTTTAAAGGACAGAAAGGACAAAAAGGTACTAAAGGTGATGTAGAACAAAAAGGTGCTAAAGGTGATAAAGGATTAAAGGGACTTAAAGGTGCTACTGGACAAGTTGAGGGTGGAGCAGTTCCTGATGGTGCTATTGTTATGATTGAATCTGTATCAAGCTTGCCAGATGGTTGGACGGAATGGACAGCTGGAGCAGATAAATTTATTTTAGGTGCTGGTGGATCTGATAGTAGAGTATCTGCTGGAACTGGTGGAAGATTTGATGCATGTGCATTAGGACACTTCCATGCAGGTGATACTTATGCTATTAAACAATGGAGTGCACATACTGGTGCAATTAGAGGTATATCCGAAGCATTTGATCAAGGTGGTGGAACTTGTGATGGTTTATTTTCAAAATCAGGAGGAGCTCCTAATTTGGATGCAACTAACTCAAGATATGCTGATAGAGGTAATTGTGGAACGGTCAATTTAGATCTTGGAGAGGCAGGTTCAAGTGCTCACCAACATAGTATTAATACATGGGGTCAACTTTATGATAATGATTCATATCTTCCATATCCTACTGCTGATGGCATTCCTGGTCATTGGACTGATATAGGTGGAGATAATGTTTCTACTAATAGTGATCCTTCAGGAAGGAACATACCACCATATTATAAATTATACTTTATTAAATTTGCTGCTTGACATATTAAATCTAGTATGATATAATGAAAAAAATAGTGTAAGTACAATTCAATGGATGATGATACAGTATTGGGAATTGTAGTTGATTTATGTTCTCGTAGGTTTCTATTATTGAGTGATGGAGGACAACAAAAAGTAGTAACTTGTGAAGATCCTGATCAGTTTATGAGAGTATTAAAAGTATGTACTGATAAGTTAGATGAGTCACAAATTAAGTATGAAGATCTTTCTTTAAGAGAAGTATAAAAATAACTTACTTTTTTGGTGACTAAATAGAAACATAGAAATATTTTGGTCAATATAAGAAGATGCCTCTTAATAGATTAGAGAATTTTATCAAGAACATTGAAGGAAGGATACTTTATGTTAATCCGAATGATCTTGATTCATCCGATAGTATAAACAATGACGGTAATTCGTTAGCACAACCATTCAAGACGATTCAGAGAGCACTCATTGAGGCAGCAAGATTCTCTTATGTAACTGGTAATAATAACGATTATATAGAAAGAACAACTGTCCTTGTTTATCCTGGCGAACATGTAATTGATAATCGTCCAGGATTTGCAATTAAACCTGATGCTGGAAATCCTACTGCTGCAATTGCAGTTGCACCAGGTGGTGGAGAAACAAACGCACAAGATACTTTCTCTTTAAGTTTAACTTCTAATTTTGACATAGAGCAAGAAAATAATATTTTATATAAGTTCAATAGTATTAATGGTGGAGTTGTAATTCCTAGAGGAACTTCTATTGTTGGTTTAGATTTAAGAAAGACTAAAGTTAGACCTAAATATGTTCCTAATCCATTAGACAGTAGTGTATCGTCTTCAGCAATCTTTAGAGTTACTGGTGCTTGCTATTTTTGGCAGTTTTCTTTCTTTGATGGTGATACAAGTACAACAGTATATACAAATAATAAGAGTTTTACAAATGCAAATGATGTAGCTACTCCTACATTCTCTCACCATAAACTTACATGTTTTGAGTATGCAGATGGTGTTAATATTCCTGGTGGATATGAGATTACAGATCTCGACATGTATTATTCGAAGTTATCTAATGCTTTTAATGCTTCTGCAGATACAAAAACTGTTCCAGACTCTGATAAGTATCCACTTAATCCTGATGGTTTTGCTAAGAGAAGACCTGAGTATGAAATAGTTGGTGCATTTGCCACTGATCCTATTTCTATATCAGATATTATATCTGGTGATGGTTCTACTCCTTCCAGACTTGTTACAGTTACAACTTCTAAGAAGCATGGATTAAATCAAGGAACACCAATTAAGGTTAAAGGTGTTACATTAGGTACTAATGATGAATTGGTATATAATGCTTCTTCTTTAGTTGCAAGTGTAGAGAGTGATACTAAATTTACATATTTAATAACAGGATCTTTAACAGGATTACCTGCTAGTACTTCAGGTACAGGACTTAGTGTTGCTAATGCAACTGTAACTGTTGAGACTGATACTGTAGAAGGTGCATCTCCTTATATCTTTAACTGTTCATTGAGATCAGTTTATGGTATGCAAGGAATGAAAGCAGATGGTAAGAAGGCAACTGGTTTCCGTTCAATGGTTGTTGCCCAGTTTACTGGTATTTCATTGCAGAAAGATGATAGAGCATTTGTAAAATACAATAAAGAAAATAGAAATTATGATGGCATATCAACTAGTCTTTTAGCAACTGGTAATGAATTAGCATCTGGTTCTTCTTCATTAGATCCTGATAAAGTTTATCATTTAGACTCTGATGCAATTTATAGAAAGGGGTGGGATACTGCTCATGTTAAGATTACTAATGATGCTATCCTTCAGATAGTTTCTGTATTTGCTATTGGATATAATAGACATTTCAGTGCAGAATCTGGTGGAGATGCTTCTATAACAAACTCTAACTCTAACTTTGGACAGTTATCATTAACTTCTGATGGATTTAAGAAAACAGCATTTGATAAGGACAATACTGCATATATTACCTCTGTAATTACTCCAAAATCAATCACACCAACCGAAAGCAATATTGATTGGTTTAAGATTGATGGTACAAAGACTGCTGCTGTTGGTATTTCTAGTCATCTTTATTTGGATGGATTTACGAATCAAAATGATGCTCCACCATCTCTAGTTGCAGGTTATCGTGTTGGAGCTAAACAAGTTAGTGATGTTTTATATGTCCCTGTCGGTAAACCTTGGAAGGAACCAGCAGATGGTGGTGAAGTAACTGAGACAGCAATAATTCAGATGACTAACGGTGACGTTGGTGGTGTATCTGTTGGAACTGATGTTTCATTAAAGACTTATGAAGTAACTTCTGGACCTACAGATAGTAAATTTACTATTGGTTCTCATGGACTACAAAATGGTGAAAATATAAGAATTTTTAGTGATGATGCAGATCTTCCTGAAAATATAACTGCAGGTGAACTTTATTATGCTATTACAAACACAGTTAATACTTCAAGAACTGATGGTGTAGTATTAAGCACAACTCAAATTCAATTAGCATCTTCATTTACTGATGCTGAAAACGGAGATCCAATAACAGTTTATGGTGGAACAAAACTTCATGTAGAAAGTAGAGTTCATGATAAAGAAGCTGGTAAAGCTGGTTCACCTATTCAGTATGATACTACTAATGGACAATGGTATATTCATGTAGATGCAGGTAATAGTGCATATACAAACATTAAGGCTGGAACTAACCCACTTGTTGATGAAGGTACAAGTCAGGCAACTTATATTAAGAGAATAGAGGATAATAGATCCTTAGATGATAAGATTTATAAATTAAGAGTTGTAGTTCCTAAAGAAGTTGTAAATGGAAAGAACCCAGAAGAGAGTTTTATTATTCAATCATCTAGTAGCACAGGTGCTTTAGCAGATACTGATTTTACAATAACTTCTATAGATAATTCTAATTTTGCTTTCAATAGGAATCCAAGTTATATTGGATTTACTACTGTATCTGGTACAAATGTAGTTACAGTAACAACAGAACAACCCCATAATTTAAACAATAATGATGTAGTTATTGTTAAGAATGTAACCAGTACTACTAATACTGCAGGTGTTGGTAACTCTGGTTATAATGGAACATTTGCTGTAACAGATATTACGAGTAATACATTTAAGTATTCAACAACAGATACTACTGGAACTATTCATAATGTTGGTACATTTACAAATGATGTAAGAGTTAGAAATACATCTCTTCCAAGATTTGAAAGAAGTGATTTATTAACTAATTTCTATATTTACAGAAATGAAACTATAAGTCCATATATTGAAGGACAGCAAGATGGTATTTACCATGTATTTGCATTAAATGCTGGTAACCAAGTACCTACTGAATATACTAATCTTAAATATAGTCAAAATGTAGTAGATCTTTATCCACAACTTGATAGAGATAATACAAATGATAATCCACCAGCAACAGTATCACAAGCAACTAGGAATCCTATAGGTGATGTTACTACAAACTATCAGAAGAGTAGTTTGACAAGAGAGACTGCTGATAAGTTTATTAAGGATTTTGGTGCTGGAGATGTAATTACTTCTGTAGTTGATAATGGAACTTCTGCTGATATTAGTTTAGATAAAAAACATACTTTCTCTGGTATATCTACAGGAACTATTAGTGGAACTAATACAGGTTATACAGATGGAACATATCAGAATGTAAAATTACTCATTGGTAATGCAGATCCAACTGTTGGAACTTGGAGAGGAGCAACTGCAAAAGTAGTTGTAGCATCCAATAGTGTTAGTAGCGTTGAAGTCACCAATAGTGGTGGTGGATATTCTGCAGGTGATTTAAAGTTTGATAAAACAGCAACATTAACTCCTGGTGGTGCAACTTTAACTGGTACTAATGCTGCATATACTATAGCATCTGGAGGTATTGTTAATAGTGTTGGAGATGTAGTTCAAACTACTGGTATAGGAACTAAAACTGATGGTTATTATAGGATCTCGTCAGTTCCTAATGATACTGTGGTATCAGTTGCGAAAACTAGTGGAGATGCTCTTCCTTATGCTGGACAATATGTTTTAGGAATATCTCCTTCCGTATCCATAGTTAGCACAGAGTATAACTCTGTTGTTGGTATTACAACAGTTAATACATCTTTAGCAAGTCATGGACATGGATTAGTTGCTGGAAATAATTTTAGAGTATTAGATAGTAGTAATAACAATAAAGGTGATTACACTGTTGTTAGCGTAGCTTCAACTAATGAATTTACCTTTAAGAATACAACTACTGTTGGTAATGTTAATAGTGGATATATTCTTAAACATGGAATGTCTGCTAATAATGCAATTTCTGATAGAGAAGATGAGAATTTAGGTTCAAGAGGATTCTCAATATTTGATAATGATTATTTGACACTTCAATCAACAGTTACAACTGGTTCAAAATTAACAGTTGATTTAAGTAATTCTGAGATGAATAGGTTCCCATTAGGAAGTTATATTCAAATTGATGATGAGATTATGAGAGTTTCTTCATCAGTTTTATCAGGAGCTGGTAATAATGAATTAAGTGTCATTAGAGGTGTATTTGGTTCAGTTAAGAGTAGTCATGATAGTGGTTCATTAATTAGAAAGATTAAACCAATTCCTGTTGAGTTCCGTAGACCTTCTATTTTACGTGCATCTGGACATACATTTGAATATGTTGGATATGGTCCAGGTAACTATTCAACTGGTTTACCTCAGGTTCAAGTTAAGACACTAAATGAAAGAGAAGAGTTCTTAGTTCAGTCACAAGAAAGATCTTGTGGTGCTGTTGTCTACACTGGTATGAACAACAGAGGTGACTTCTTCATTGGTAATAAGAGAGTTAGTTCTACAACTGGACAAGAGAGAACATTTGATGCTCCAATACCAACTGTAACAGGTGAAGATCCTTCACGTTTAAGTGTTATCTTTGATGAGGTAATTGCTAAGGAAAGAATTATTGTAGAAGGTGGTAAATCTAATAGGATTCTATCTCAGTTTGACGGTCCAGTTACCTTTAATGGTGATGTTAAGTTAAACAAAGGATTCTCTGTTGGTGGACTAAAAGTTGAGGAAGGTGGTAAATTAGAGATTGATGATGCTGAATTTAGTAATGCTACGTTTAATGGTGATATTCACCTAAAAGATGGCATAGCTGTTGCATTTGGTGGTAACAGTGCTTCTGGTGCGGATTTAAGAATATTTCATGATGCTGACAATACTAAGAGTGTTATTAATGATGTTGGTGATGGTAATCTCGAACTACAAACAGGTGGTAACACTAAATTAACTATTAACTCTGATGGTATTGATATTACTGGAATTTCAACAGATGATGGTGCAACTCATGATGGAGATGTGAACTTTACTGGTGCTTCATATAATGCAGTATGGGATAAGTCAGAAAGTGCACTTCATTTTTATGCTGGTGCAGAGGCAACCTTTGGTAATACTTCAACTTCTCCTGACTTTAGAATATGGCGTGATACCAGTCATATTAAACTTCAAGCTGCTGCTGGTACTGAACATATTCAGATAGAAGGTGGAACTACTTCTGGACAAAATGTTGAAATATATACCAATAATACTATAACTGGTAAATTTGGTTATCAAAGTGGTGGTGATGGTAATTATGTAAGATTATATCATGATGGTACTGAGCGTCTATTAACTAATAGCACTGGTGTTAAAATAACAGGGGAATTGGAAGTAACTGATGACATCACTGCTTTCTCAGCTTCTGATAAGACATTAAAGGATAATATTACACCTATTCCAAATGCTCTTGATAAGGTTATTTCAATTAGTGGTAATACCTTTAATTGGAATGAAAAATCTGGTAAAGAAGGACAGGGAGACACTGGTGTAATTGCACAAGAGGTTGAGAAACTCGATCTTCCTGGTGTAACCACTACTAGAGATGATGGTACTAAGGCAGTTAGATATGAAAAATTGGTTCCACTTCTAATTGAGGCAATCAAAGAACTTAAGAATGAAGTTGATGAACTAAAAAGAGGTAAGTAATCAATGGCAATAAAACCTGCAGGAACACCACTTAAATGGTCTGAAATTCAAACAGAATTCGGACCTACTCCAACTTCAATGAGTAATATGAAGCAATACAGGGATATTGATCCTGTAGGTGGTATAACTGATTTATCTTTAGATGAGGAGTATTCTGTTGGAAGATTTCCCACTTCAGGTGAAGTTAAGTTCAGTGATTTTTATGGTAAAAGACTGAATATAATTGTTAATTATTATGATACTCTTAGTACAGGTTGGAGCCTTGTTTATAATGCTTTTTCAGTTTCTCCAGTTTATAGAGTGAGACTTGTTGTTGCTACTGGAGTTTATACTTATACTGCGAACAATGCTGATGTAGGAACTAGCACTGATACTACATTAGATTTGGGTAGTACGAGATATAGTGTTGGTGATGAGGTAACTGATACAGGTGATTCTAAAATATTTAAAATAAAAATAGAACAGCAAGGAAATTCTAGAGTTGATGCAAAATTAAAATATGATAGTGGTACAATAGGACAGGATTTTGTTGTTGTTGGTGGTTTAAGAGGTAAACCAGGAACCACAGCAGGATGTAAAGTTAGAATACATGTTAATCAAGAAATAGTATCTGCAAAAGGTAATCCTGAAATTTGTGCATTAAAGACTGGTAATTGGTCTGGTGATACTATACTAGCTATTGATGTTGGTGCTAATGGAAAAATATATGGTGCTGGTGGAAATGGTGGAGGTGGTGCTGGTAATGGAGATTATCCTGGTGGAGATGGTGGAGATGGAACCAGTGGTATAGGAATTGAACATACTACTCCAGGATTTACTTATGTCAATATTATGAGTGGTGGATTAGTTCGTGCTGGTTATGGCGGCGGTGGAGGTGGAGGAGGTTCACTTTCCTCTGTTGCGTCAGGTGGTGTTGGGCTTGGTGGTATACGTGTTGGTGGACAACGACACCATTACCATGGTATCGGTGGCGGTGGCGGTGGCGGTGCTGGAAACCCTATTGGTGATGCTGGACCAGGTGGAAATAATACTTATGGAAAGCAGGCTGATAAAGATGGAGATGATGGAACTCCTGGAACTATAACTGATGGTGGTGTTGGAGGAGATGGTACTGATAGTGGACATGGTGTAGGTGGAAGAGGTGGAGATGGTGGAGATGTTGTTGCTACTGCACAAGCAGGTACAAATGCAAGTAGTGGTAATGAGAGAAATAGTGATGGTGGTGCTGGTGGTGCTGATGGTGCAGCAATTAGAAAAGCTGCAAGTGTTAGTGTTGTAACTGTCAATACTACAGGAGCTTGGAATAATAATGTTATTGGAGATACAGTTGGCAATGCTGGTGCATCTGGAGTCCAATAAATATACGACTATAAATAACTAAAAATAATCATATAGATGGCGAATATCAGAAAGACATTTAAGTTTCGTGAAGGCGTAAACGTTGACGACAATGTATTAGTTGTTGCTGGACAAAGAGTAGGTATAGGAACTACTGTTCCTGCACAGGTTCTTGATGTTCGTGGAAGAGTAACTATAACTGGAGACATTGATTATAGTAATTCAACAACAACTGGAGTCTCGACATTTGCTGAAGTGAGACTAGGAACTGGAGTTACGATCTCGTCCTTAAGTGGAATAGTAAGTGCTGTAAGTTTTAGTGGTGATGGTTCTACCTTAAGTAATCTACCAACGTCCCAATGGCAAGATATGGATGTTGGGTTAGGTTTTACAAGTATATACAACGCAGGAAATGTTGGTGTGGGCACTACGGATCCACGCAATACCTTCCAAGTGGGAGATAATCCTGATGATGTAGGTAGAAAAGGTGTCGGAATAAATTCTGAGACTGGTAATATTAAATCTAGTGGTATTATAACTGCTACTACTTTTAGTGGTGCTTTATCTGGAAATGCTTCAACCTCAGATTATTCAGTTGTTTCAGCATCTTCAACTATTGCTGGATATGCAACTACTTCTGGGATCTCGACAACTTCTCAGGGACTTACTGGATCTCCAAGTATAAGTGTTACTGGCATTGCTGGTTCAACCGCAGTGTTTACTGGTGTTGTAACTGCTAGTTCTTTTAGTGGTGGTTTAAGTGGTAATGCTGATACTGCAACAACAGCAACAAACGCAGAAGGATTAACTGGAACTCCTAATATTACTGTTGGTATAGGATCTTTCAATTCAATAGGTATTGGTACTGCAAATCCTATTGGTGATATTCAAATAATAAATTCAGGAATTTCAACAATCGCAATAGGTAATTCTAGTGCTATTGATGGTAATAATGGTGTATTAGTATTTGGAAATACAAGTGCTAGTTTCCCATATAGTAATGCTAATTCATTAGATATTGTCAATTATGGTATTGGTAATGTTAATTTCCATTTAGAGGCAGGTACTACAGGAGTTAGTACAGGAGACTTTAACTGGATAAGAAGAAAGAATTTCGATCACTTAATGATACTGACTCATGCAGGTCGATTAGGTTTAGGAATTACTTTACCTGCTAATGACTTACATGTTGTTGGAACTTCTACTGTAACTGGACTAGCATACTTTGGAAATAATGTTGAGGTAAAGGGTGATTTATCTGTAGATGGTTTTAGTGCAACAGGAACCATAAGTATTCCATCTTTAACTGCTAGTTTAACTGGAAATGTAAATGCACAATCTGGTGTTTCTACTTTTACTAAAATAACAACAAAAGCTGGTACTGGTAGTATTGGTATAGGGACAGATGCTCCTGCTGGTGGTGGTATTAGTATTAATAGTGGTGATAGCACAGTTTATATAAATGAAACTGGAGATGTTGGAATAAACACTACAGATATAGGATTTGGAGGAATTGAGGCATTACAAACTGCTGCGATTATTGGTGCAGTTGGTGTAGGAACTACTACTTTGGGTGCTTCTCCTGTTGATTTTTATCATGCAGGTAGAGTTGGAGGTGCAACAACCACTAATAGGTTTATGTTACTACCTACAGTAACTACAGCAGAGAGAAATCTAATTGATGCTATTGCCACACCACCATTGGGAGTAGGACAGACAGCGTTGGGTGCTTTAGTCTTTAATAGCACCACCAAAAAGATTCAGTTCTTTAATGGTGATGCGTGGGAAACTGTAACCAGTGCATAAATGAAATTAAATAAACCATTAGTCCACATGCGACTACATCAATGCCAGTTCTTTTACTGGGATCCACGTATAGATCCAAGGGAACCAGAATACGAACCGTCACACACCCCCTTCACAGGGGGTTTTTTATGCTATAATATGTTCAGTTGAAATTCATTAATGCCATTACGTCCACACCAAACTGATGCTCTGGATGCTATGGCAAACCATTCTAAGGGGCAAATCATTGTTCCTACAGGTGGTGGTAAAACCATGTGTATGATAGAGGATGCCAAGAGAGTATTCCGTACACAAGAGGTTTCAACCATTGTTGTAGTTGCTCCACGTATCTTATTAGCAGAGCAATTATGCTCTGAGTTCTTGGAAACAGGAGAGTTCAATGATGTAAGAGTCATGCACGTTCACAGTGGTGAAACTGAGCATTTCTCTTCAACCAAAGTTTTTGATATTAGATACCATAACTTCCTATGTTATGAGTCTAATTCAAATCAGATTATTTTTACAACATACCATTCATTACATAGAGTACAAGAGAGTAATATTGTAATTGATGTAGTTTATTTTGATGAGGCACATAATAGTGTACAACGAAACTTTTTCCCTGCTGTGGAACATCTTGCAACTTTGGTTGCTCACAGGAGTTTTTTCTTCACTGCTACTCCTAAGCATAGTCTTACTCCTTTCAAGGCAGGAATGAATGATAGTGATGTATATGGTAATGTTATATGTCAAGTACCTGCACCTAAGTTAGTGAAGGAAGGTTACATCCTACCACCAAAGGTAGAAGTATATGAGTCACGTTTACTTAATAAGCATGAGTTAGTTGCTGACGTTGACTGTGAGCAGATGATTGATTCTATTGATAACTTAGAGAAAGACAAGGTTCTTATCTGTGCTAAGTCAACTAAGCAGATTACAAACTTAGTATCTCAGACTGACTTCTGTTGCCAGTTGAGAGAACGTGGTTATAATTGGATGTACATTACTGCTAAGACTGGTGCTGTTATCAATGGTAAGAAGGTGAGTAGAGATAAGTTCTTTGATATATTAAATACATGGGGTAAAGATGATTATACTAAGTTTGTAGTTCTACATCATAGCATCCTATCTGAGGGTATCAATGTAAATGGACTTGAGGCAGTCTTGTTTTTAAGATCTATGGATTACATTGGTATTAGTCAAACGATAGGTAGAGTGATTCGTAAGGGAGCAACTGATAAGGCATATGGTTTAGTATGTGTACCAGTTTACTCTAAAGTTGGTATCTCTACTGCACGTAAGGTAGAAGCAGTTGTTGATACTATTTTTAACAAAGGAGAGGCAGCAACATCAGTGGTAACAAAATGATTAATTGGATAAAAGGATACGAGGATAAACATTCAAATCCTGTATATAAACATGCCAAGAATCCCGACAAGTGGGACATAAGTGCTGATAGATTCCATATCACATATTATGGTGAAGGTGGTGCAATAGACATTAAGATTTTAGATTCTAAAACTGATTTTGCACATCATGTCAACATTACTGTGGATGATGGTAAACTCAAGGCAATAGTATCTGAACAGACTAAATGAGAAAGATTCTCTTTGATGACTGTATATGTCATACAAAAATATCTAATCATAATGATATTAAAGATAGTATCTTATTTGAGATTGAAAATAGTAAGGACATTGATACATCAGTACAGAGTCCTTATGATTCTTTCTCAAAAGTAGATTGGCAATCCTGTACTGACTTTGAAAGACCTTGGGTTAAATTGTTTCTTCCTAGTTATACTGAAGCATTAATTGAAATGATGAAAGAATTAGGATATACTGGTTATACTACACATGCAATGTGGTTTCAACAATATTTGGAAGGAGGAACACATGGTTGGCACATTCATAGTAATCATTTTACAGGTGTTTATTACTTAGAATATCCTGAAGGGTGTGGTAGAACTAAAGTATGTTCACCATATAATTTAAAAGGACATGAAGTTGATGCAGTTGAAGGTGATATGATAATATTCCCTTCTCATTGGATTCATAAAGCAATGCCTAATTTCAAGGATAGGAAAACTATTATATCCTATAACTTTGATATAAATGCTGACAATGTAAATACTTACATATTAGATAAATGAGAGACACAATTTTATTTGGTGACTGTCGTGAGACTCTTAAAGAGTTTGATGAGAAGGCAAGGATGTGTGTTACATCTCCACCATACTACGGTTTAAGAGATTATGGTGGTGAAGAATCACAAATAGGATTAGAACAAACTCCAGAAGAGTTTATTGATGAATTAGTTAAAGTATTCAGGGAGGTTCGCAATGTGCTTACAGATGATGGAACTTGTTGGGTTAATATTGGGGATAGTTACTATAATTACAGGCCAGGTAGAGGACAAGGACTGGCAAAACAAACAGTCTCAAATACTAAACAAGACTTACCAGATGTGTGTCCTCGTAGAGGAAATAGACTCACAGGAATCAAAGAAAAAGATTTGATTGGTATCCCTTGGATGTTTGCGTTTGCTATGAGAGCAGATGGATGGTATCTAAGACAGGATATTATATGGAACAAACCTAATCCAATGCCTGAGAGTGTGAGAGATAGATGCACAAAATCACATGAATATATCTTTTTGTTTAGTAAGAATCAAAACTATTATTTTGATGTGGATTCTATTAAGGAACCAACAAGACGTAAGAGAAGTGTATGGAATGTGACTAAGAAACCATACAAAGGGGCACATTTCGCAGTATATCCACCAGAGTTGATTGAACCATGTATCAAGGCAGGGAGTGAGAAAGGTGACATTGTGTTAGATCCATTCATGGGTTCAGGAACCACTGCTATGGTGGCAAAATCACTAGGTAGAGACTACATTGGATGTGAGTTACATGAAGATTATGGTAATCTAATTCAGAAGAGAGTAGGAGAATATCATCCAGTTGAAGAAGTGTCACAAGAGGACACCATAAACATCCTAGATATTGTATAATACATTTATTCAGAGGATTACTAATGAAGTGTGAAGTTAAACTCTATGTTGCTGGACAGACGTTCAGCGAAGAGGTTCATGCCGTAAACTATCAAGAGGCAAGACAAGTTGCTCTTGCTAGAAACCCAAACGCCAAAGTTATTAGTGTCAATGCCAAATTTTAAAGATGAGTTCCTAACTCTGTTGAGAGAGAAAGCATATCGCAAGGGTGACTATACTCTCTCATCAGGTAGAAAGAGTGAGCATTATGTAAACTGTAAACCAGTTACATTGAGTTCAAGAGGACTTACACTTGCTAGTTTAATGTTATTATCAAGTGTAGAGGAAGATGCTGTAGCAGTTGCAGGATTGACACTTGGGGCAGATCCTCTAGTTAGTGGTGTTGCTGTTGTCTGTGGACTTGATAATCTAAAGATAGATGCTCTCATTGTTCGTAAAGAGGCAAAGGGGCATGGAACTGGAGCATACATTGAGGGACCACTACCTGAGAAGGGTTCTAAGATAACTGTTCTTGAAGATGTGATTACCACAGGTGGTTCAGCAATTCAGGCAGTTCAGAGACTTCGTGATGCTGGTTACGTTGTTAATCGTGTTGCTGCTATTGTAGACAGACAAGAGGATGGTGAAGCGGATGCTGCTATGAAAGAGGCAGACTTAGAGTTAGTAAGTATCTTCAAACTGGAGGATATAACAAGTGAGTAAAGAGATCCCTACTGAGGATTATATGCAAGATGGGTGGGATTCTGGACCTATTGGATGTCACCCCTACAAACGTGGTAGTAGGCATAATAAGATTGGTATGTGGATTATGTACATTTTCTACGGTATAATTACTATTCAAATTGTACATCTTCTTACAGTACTTCCTTGGATTTTTCCTGCATTGATGGGTACTGGATTAGCATTAGCAGGTTATGTTGTTTTGAGAGTGAACTGGGAATGACTAGATGTACTAACTATCAAACTTTCTATAAGAAAGCAATAGATGAAAAGACTGGTTATGTTACCAAAGATGGAGCATGGGCAGCAGTACCAACTACGGAGGGTGGTAAGAAACTTGCTATCATCCATAATGGTGAGTGGGTACATACTGCAAGAAACTTTGACTTTGCTAAGTCATACATACTCAAAGAAAAGAGGAAGAAATGAGCGAAACTAAACTAGAAAAGTGGGAACGTGGTAAGACTCTTATGTTGGAGTCTTTACATAAACCTGATGATAGATTGAGAGGATGTGCCCACAATCAAGAATGTTACCATGAACTGATGGAGATAAGAGATGAGGTAATTGAAATAGTAAGAGCAATGCC